GAATCTACCGTTGATCTATTTGTTTGTGGCTCAAATTCAAACCCCTCTCCATATAGCGCGGCGTTTTCATTATGTCTGCCATAATAGGAAATGAGTTTATGCGTATGCGCTTTAATCTCATCATTTTGCTTTTGCCCCACGGCTAAACTGCCATGCGCACTGCGGATAAATCTATCCTCAGCCAACGGGACATTATTGATTGAGCCGTATTTGTCCACTAAATGCTGATACAACTCAGGATAAGAACGCTGAGTAACAACAGAGCGAATGCTATCAAAGGCAAGCCAACCATCAGGGATATTATCGACTGCAAAATAACTAGTCATACCTACGTCTGAGCGTTGCAAATTAGGGGTTTTATTTTTACCTAAAGTGCGGTATAAATCGGGATAAGTGCTTTCGCTAAATGTTGATCCATTAGCAAGCACGAAACCTTGCGAATAACTAACCTCTTTCGGAAAACCAATAACAGCCCCTACAGGCAACCCTTTTTTACCTGCTTCATCAAGTGCCTCTTGCAGACCTGTAATATCGCTAACAGGGTGATTGTGGGTTTTATCTGCTTTGTCTTCAAGTGACTCAGAAATTGAATTTTTAACAACTTCTTTAATAGCAAGTGTAATTTGATTAAGTTGTGCTTTCTCTGGAGTAATATTTGCCTCAGTTAAAATATTTAACAACTCCGCTTGAACAATATTAAACCAGTCCGCACCAGGATAACTTGGTGCAACACCATTTCCCCCTTCAGTAAACCAGCGTGGCTCGGTATGATTAAATTTTTTTGCCTTTACTTCTGGCATCGTCTGAACGCCAGAGTCATTATCTAATGCGTACATATCATTCCTCTTGGTAGATAAAAATCATTTCTAAATGTGAGTAACAAAAACGCTTTAAAAAGCATTCCACTTTTGAGCGTTCAAACATCACCAATTCTTGTGTCACCTCATCTAAACAACTAGCACGCCGCATAGCTTTAGAAGTAGTATAAATAAACACACGCCACGCATTTTCTTGTGGATAGAGCGGATAAATACAATCTCTTTCACAATGGTGCGGATAATGTGTGACTACGTTAATTTCATAACCTGCTTGTCTTGCAATATCCTCAAGGTAAAATTTATTAAATGAGCCTACCTCGTTATCTTTTGCTTGCAATGCTTGGCGGCGAGCCTCAATAGTGATAATCTCAGAACATTCAGGCAGTCCAAAAAACTGCTCCCAGTCATCTAATAAAATCAATGCATTGCCAGGCATACGTTCATTTATGAGTTGGTGAGCATTGGCATTCACTTGTTCAAGTTGTTCAGCTCGTACATCCAAAAACTGAGCAAGAATACTGTTGTAATCTCTATGCCAAGCTAAACCTACAGGCAACAATTTAAGTGCAGCATCAAGATATTGTGCTTGCTTTATACTTGCCATGTAATTTCACCCAACTTAATAATTTCGTTTTGTGCTAACTGAATATCCCCAGCAGGAACAAGAATACTGTTATCCACCTCGCCAATTACATTAGAAACAATGGCTCGCAAGTGGGAAAGATAAATTTTTTGCTCAGGCTCAACGGTTTTGAAATAAGAAACCAACGCATTTTGCACCGCACTTTTAAGCTGTGTAGATGCTGGAACAAGTCGGATAGTAAAGTCTTGTATTTTCACTTTTGGTGCAAATACAAACAACTCATTACCTGCAGGCATTCCCTCCCACAAGCCAGTTACAACATTACGATGCCCTTCAATGTATTTCTTCACCTTCTGCATATCTTCAGAAGTAGGTAGAATATCAAGACGATCATCACAAACCACCGCAACACCTGTCGTGCCACCACCTTTATAACGTGGATAACACCAAGCACGAGTAATACCAGATACTTCATTAGCCCAACGAATATAATCGTGTGGAGCACCACCAGCAGGAGGGAACTGTACACGCTGAATCAAACGAGAAAGTAAACGAGAAAGACTTTCAATATTCGCACCGCCACTCATTGACTTAACAACCGCATTAGGTTTGACCCCAAGAATAGAAGAAGTTAATGCAACAGGCGTATTTGTAGACAAATTCCCCGCATTGCCTTCTGTGTCACATTGCACTTGAACATCAAACTTCCCAACTGCTGCGATTTGTGTTTGCACAGTTAAAAACTTCAAACCTGTGGGCTGATGCTGAAAGGCTGTGCCCTCTGGAATTTCCGCTTGCACAGCGACATCTAATGTAATCAATCCTTCCGCTTTACTGGCTGGTTTTCGGGCAATGCCTTTATAAAGTGCATATTCAATTAAATAATCTTCATCCGCCGTAGTGGGAATGATTTGTTTGGCAAGATAATCAAGATGAACGTGTTCGCCCGCACTTAACGCCGCACAAACACGATTAATCACCGTAACAACATTATTGCGTTTTAAATTGGGTAAACGATGTTGAAATTGCTGTTCGCCTTGTTGAATAAGTTGTGAAAGGGTAGGGGGTTGATATGGCATTAATGACTCCAGCGTGTTGAAAACGTAAATTGTTCTTGGCTACCATCAAGCAGCACCACAATAATAGTTAGCAACAGCACTGAAGTTTCAGGATTAGAAGCAATCACTTGATAATCGCTTATTTCCTTATCTTCCACTAACCAAGCAAGTGCTTGTGTGGCATAGGCTTGAGCATCATCAAGTACAGATTGAAGTTGTTTTTCACGATTTAAAAGCCAAAGTTTAGAGCCTATCTTATGATTGTCAGTATTAAAATCATCACCCCACCAACCACGCTCATTATCAACTCTTAAATCCGTAAAAAGACTCATAATAATGGACGTTGTCAAACTATCATCAAGCACCAACTCATCATCAATCACGACCAAATCCCCGTGACCATTTACCCAAGTTAATGCTAAATCTGACATAATCCCTCTATACTGGTTTTCCCACGCTATTTTCATGGTCGTGGTCTTTGCCACTAATGCCATTTGAAACGTGATCTTTTGCTGTTGATTGTCCCATAATATCAACATCACCAGTAAATTGAGTTTGTGGAGTTTCAAACCGCACTTGCAGTTCTGCCTGTACAGTAAATTTTTTACAAGAAAGGATTGCCTCTCCATTTTCTGTTAATAATAGTCGATGCCCCTCTTGATGATAAATCACCACATCACCTGCTTTTAAACCCGTAGGACGAACACCCTTATCATCAACCACTAATACCGCAATATGAGAACGTTTACCGCCGACCTCCAAAGCAATCACCTCGCCCGCAGTAGGTACAGAAGAAAAACCGTAGTTTTGAAAACGTTCTGCATCATCAATTACCTCATCAGATTGCAAACGAATTTGTACGTTTTGTCGCTTATGTTCATCAGAAACAAAAGACATCACACCACGATTTACAAGCAGCTTTAAACTGCGTTTAATTGGGGCTAAAACACGATTTAAACCTTGCATATTTATTCCTGAAAATCACTAAATTCTTTTACGTTATCTTTATTCGATTTTTTAGCAGATTTAGCCCCTTTCGCTTGCTCTGCTGGCTCATTGAATGCCTCTCTGTGCATTAAAGTAAGCTGTGTTTTGGTGCCTGAGTCATCAAGGGAATAACGACAATCTACAATCAGCCGTTCCTCTTTATGAATACCAAGTTGAGGGGCATCTAAAACCACTAATTCATTAGGCAACCACAACGTACCATCAGGCTTTTGCCAACCTTGTACAGTCACAGTTGAACGCTTACCTTCCGCATTATTACGTTGCATTTCCCAATTCGCTCTCTGATAACCAGTGGAGCCCGTCATATTGTCATCTGCGATAATCAACATAGGACGATAACGACTAATCTCCGCATCTTTTACTTCAACTTTTAAACCGCTTGCACTCATTTAGTGATCCTTCTGTGGTTGTTCGTTAAAAATATCTGCCTCTTGCACCGCACTTTCATTACCTTTTGCCCCACCTTGCTCAGCATCACCAATAACACGATAAAGACTAAAACGCTGTGTCCAGTCGTCATTAAGTTCAAGTTCAAGAATATTCTCTCCCAGCTTAAACTCACCGACCACAGTGTCGCTTGGATCTGTAAAAACAAGATCGCCATCAACATTTGAGGTAACTAACACTCCTTTGTGTCGTGCGGCTTTGCTTAAGGTATCAAAAGCAGTTTCCCCAGGCTCAACCTGCCATACATTCATTTTTTCATTGGCACCAGGCTCTGTTGCTTGCCAAACCACCTTAATACCAAAAGGCTTGCAAATCACCTCTGCAATCTGCTGTAAAGTCTGATTTTTAAAGTGATAACTTTGATGAATAACAGAACAATCCACTAAATCTGCGGTTTTATCTCGCCCAGATACCGAAATTTCTTTACTTTCTCCTGAAATAGACTGTGAAAGCGAATCTAAATACCCAGTAATCACCGTCTGCCCATTCATTTTTAACTGAATTTTTGAACCAGGTTTAATTTGCGAAACATCATCTTCAGGACGAATAGCAATACCCAGATCAAACTGACCACTCATTGACTCAAGCGAGCGAAATACAGACAACCTCGTCCAACCTGAGAAAATATGCTCATTCAAATAAAGCTCAATTTTAGATTCTGTCATTGCAACACCTCAATTTCATTGCCGCCAATACAAAACAGTGGGTGAACAATGGCATTACGCTGTGCCAGTTGCTGCCATTTTTGGCTTTTGCCACTATGCTGATATTGCACAACAAGTGCAGGGAAAGTATCAGTTAAGTGTACAGATTTCACGTTAGATAGTTGCTCCCCTCGCGTGCGTAAATCACTAATCACAGCAAGTCTAAATTGTTCTAACGCTTGATAACTTTGCCAATTTTCTGCATCAGCATTGTCTAAAATGACTTGCTCAAGTTGTAAATCAATTTCATCAATTAATGTCTTAATATCAGCTTTTGACTCAATTGCTTGTACTTCATGACTCAAAGAGTCAGTTAATGCTTCAGTCACTGCTTTGGCATATTCAACCGCAAGGGTTGAAATCACCAAACGAGCACAACTGAATTGTGCTTTTGTCATTAACGATTGAGCAATTTCTTTTTGATGTAATCCAGTTGCATTACGTTTTAAAATATCTGTCGCATTAATGTTGTTGCGTTTTGCATTGACGATTGCATCAAACATCGCTTTCGGCATTTCTGTTTTTGATTTTGTTGTTTCAATGACTGCATTATGAATGACACTTACTGTAATCGCATGTTCATTTAGGCTTTGTTTTGAACGCATTCCTTTATACTGCTTAAATTGCACAAGCCCCTGTAATTCTTGTGCGAGCAAACGAGGAGAACGAATTAAACTCACCATTCGATTTTTAACATCTTCCGCCTCCATCTTAATACTGCCAATATCAGCAACAACTGAATTAAGCGCCCCAAACGTCCCCTCAATAAAGCTAAGCATAGAGTCCACAAGTTGAGAGAGCGGATTATCAGCTAACAAATCAACAAACTCATTAATATCTGCAACATGTTGGGCAAACTCTTCTGACAAAGCATTAATTGCATTGGCATATTCTGTTAATGCCGAAAATTGAGTATTTTTAGCAAGTTTAGGTGCATTTTCTTGAATATCATCAACAAAATTAATATCAAATCTGGTTACACGTTGATGTGTCGTGGAATAGTTTGCCTTGTAGCTCTCTACTCGCACCTCAATACGCTTAAAATAAGGGTGCTTTAATTCCCCTTTACCTTTCTCCAATGCCTCAATTAATTTTTCTGCTTGTTTAATATGATCATCACCAATCACTAAACAAGCTACGTTATAAGTACGAGCCTTTTTACCTAAATCCTCATTCAAACCATCATCACGCAAAGGATATTCATGTTTGACTAAGCGACGACCACCATCAACAGATTGACTTTCTTCAATTAAAAAAGGTACACCAGCAAAACTGCCCTTACCTGTAATTTTGGCCATTAATCACCTCCATATAAACCACGCCCCATATAACCAGTCGTAGTCTGTAGCTGTAATGAATTATCAGGGCGATTACTTTTCATTGCTGTATTTCCCACTGAGGCAACCAACCCTTCTGTTGCTTTAATTTTTACCTCAACAGAAGCATCGAGCTTTGCTTCTTGCTGTTCAGGTGAGGCAAGCATTTCCCCAACCTCGCTACCAAGCCACCCACCAAGCCAATCTCCCACAAAAGAGCCGACCATCGCCCCAACTACAGGAATAGGAATTAACGCCTGCCCCACAATCGCTCCTGCTGTCGCACCAGCAATAGAACCAATAGACTCACTTTTCTCTTGTGTGCTTGCCGTATCATCCATTAAAACGGATGCTCCTTCAGCAAGTGCAAGCCCAGCTCCCAAGGCTGGCACGCCTTTCATACCTTTGGCAAGCGTACTTGCCATATTCTTAGTTGCTGTGGCTGTAGATTTAATTGCCTTGGTTGCTGTTTGCTTGATACCAGAAGTCGCATTTTTCGTTGACTGAGCAACCGCTTTTGTATTTTGAGTAGCTTGTTTAGTGCTTGTTTTAGACTTTTTATCCACCGCACCACCTACCGTATTGGCAAGCCCACCTACTGCCATATCCGCAAAGTTAGTCACAAAAACAGGCGTTACCCCTGAAACAGAGCCCAATGCACCACCAACCGCTGCAACACCGCCAGCTTTTGCTCCTTTTTTACCAAATACCTTACCCACCCCCCAACGACCAGCACCAAAAGCCCCTTTGCCAACACCCAAAGCTGCCTTGCCTAAGCCCGAGCGAGCAATTTTATTTGCCCCATAAAGTGCGGCAGCAAATTTCGCTAAATTGCCATAGCCTCCAGCCTTTTCAGATAGCCAACTCATCACAGAGCCAATATCCTCTAAAATCGGCTTAACGTCTTTTGAAACATCTTTTAAATCTCGTAAGGCAGTGACTAAAGTGTCGCTCACCTGTTTAGCAAACTCATCGAATTCACCATTATCAATTTTCTGATTTAACCAATCTAAAATGCCTCCGAGTTCGTTTTTCAGCTCATCAAATACGCCTTTTTCCATAAAGCTGGCTTGCATGGAGGTGAACGTATCACCAAGATTAGAAACCAAGCCATCCCAAGTTTTCATTTGTTCTTTTGCAGCACCAGCGGCATCTTTGCCCATTTGTCTGTACAAGGCTTCAATTGCCTTTCCTTGCAACCTCCCTTCTTTTATTAGTTGCAGAATTTGTTTCTCGCTATACTTCCCTCCTGTTGCCTCTGATAACATCTTTAAAACGGGTACATTACGTTGTATAAGAGGCAATACATCTTCCCAGGTCATCTTATTGACTGCTGCCATTTTCTGAAAAGAATTAATAAAATCATTTAACTGATTTGTATCACCGCCAATTTTAGCGTTATAGTCCACCAAGGCTTGCAATGAGCCATTCATTGGATCAATACCTGCGGTTTTTAGCCGCATTGCAGCATTTTGCACATCACCGAATGCCATAGGTGTGTCAGTGGCAAATTGTTTAAGCCAAGCCATCGCCTTATCACCATCTTCCTTAAAGGTCTGTTTCATGCGGATACCCGCCATTTCAAACTCAGCAGCGGTTTTAATTAGTGAGCGAGAGGCAAGGGCACCGCCTGCAGTTAAACCAATAAAAGCACGATTTCCCACAGAATCAATAGAGTTTGAGAGAGACTGAACGGAGCTTTTTAAGCTAGATAATGCACGCTTTGAACGAGAAGTCATGCCCTGTATTGCTTGACCAAATCGCCCCGCTTGGCTAGCGACATTGCCTGCAAGGTTGACATAAAAAGAGGTTGAATTATTTGCCATTCTGACCACCAGAATTTATATAACTAATATAACGAGGGAGATGAAAGAGAGGTTGAGAAAGCAGCCACTGAGGGCTGCATTGATAATGTTTAGCAAGCAACAGGCAAGTTTTCTCAAAGGTTCTCACTTGTTGCTGCCAATCGCCCCCGCTCAAGTACCTTTTCCGCTTTAGCGGTATCAATAGCCGTAAGTGCGGCATTAATTAAGGCTAAATCATCAGGACTAAGCGAGCGTAATTGGGCCAGCGAAATAGGACCATTTAACTTACCGATACTAGCAATTTGACGGCGTAATAGCTCGTAACTAAACAAGGTTTGACTAGTCACCAGCACAGGATTACCTTGCTTATCTAACATCAAACGCTCAGAGGCAAGCTCCGCATCAATTAAATCACCCGTAGTTAAATCACGTAAAACCACATCATATTGTGGCTCATCGCCATACATTAACCCTTGTTTTAATCTAAGTTCCATTTATTCCCCCTATACCTTTTTACATTCAACTGCAGCGATTTTTAAACTAATTTCCCCTTTAGCTGTAAGAGTAACGGCATCAACCGTCCAAGCATTTGCCAATAAGTAGGTTTGACCTACATCAGTCTCAAATTCCACCGTAGCATTGGTCATATTTTTTAAAGTGAAAATGTCAATGTCAGCACAGTTAAACACCTTACACTCAACAGTCGCTTCTGTTGGGGTTTCCTGATAACCATACACCCGAGCCCCTTTAACGGTTTCACGAGTAAAACCACCAGGATCTAAAGTAGAATCATCACCCGTTGGATATTCCGCCCCATTAATACGAATTCGAGCAATACCTTGATATTTCATTATGATTTACTCCTATAAACGATATTGAATAGCATGAGCATAAACACGGAATTGGTTTACCAAGTTTTCACTTGATAACACATTCAAGCGGCATTTATTGTCTTGATCACGCTCAACGATTAGCTCATTGCTAAAGCTATCAAAATCTTCTACCAGCCCTTTAAACTCTAGCTCTGTAAATAAGGCGAGCAATTCATTGCGGATCACTTTTGGTGTCACTATTGCCTGACCTGGACTCACTCGGATGCCATCATCTGCCAATTTGTGACGAGGGTATTTGCTGGTAATACGTTGACGAATGGCGTAACGGATATAACTTAATGTCGCAATGGTCTCAATATACAAATAGCTTTCGTCCATCTCGCCAAAAGCATTTTTGCGATACATCGTAATTGCCGTTTCAAGCTGTGGCTGATTATTCGCATTAACTGTATAAGTACTTAATCCGCTATAAAGTAAAGTGTTACGGGAAGGTAAATCCCAACGCTCACTCATTACAGGTGGCAACAAATCCAACACCAAGGTTTGCACAGGACGAGCAGGATCAATTGAGAGAGAGCCAGCCGCTACCGCACAATAAGCACAAGCCCATTCATAAGCAGGTTGTGGTGTATTATTGGTCGCCAAAACGCTAAATAAATAGTCATTGCGTTGCTCGGCAAAAGTGCTTGCTTGAGCGTGCGTACCGCCTTTTGCCATAAAACAAAGTCCATCAATCTGCTGCATTGGCCCCCAACGCTTAACAAGCTCCGTACGTAAAGCATTTAGACTTTCTGTATCTGTAAATGGATTAACAAGGTAATTCCACCATTCTGCCCCAAAGCCAGTAATCGCTGTTGCCATATCAGGATTTACTGAACCGCCGCTCATTTTGGTAATTTGTGCAGAAATACCAGTAGGAAAGACTTCGCCTGTATAGTAATTGGTGCGAATATCAATATCGTTACCGCATTCACCTTTAAAGCGACAAGTCAAATTAATGGTATCTTGTTGAGAAGGATCAACTTCTGAAGTCACTACAATATCTTGATTAGCGGCAATTAGTTTTTGCAATTTCGTTGCCAATGCCTGTGCTGTATCGCCAATGCTGACTGCTTGCTTAAAGTTCACTCCCGCAATCATCACATTTAGCACACCAGAACCCGTGGCTGTGCCCACTAACTTAATTTTGCCCGTTGCCTTTGCACCTGAACTATTTTCATCTAAAGGCAATACCCAAAGATCTAACATCGTATTGTGCTTTTTAAACACCTCAACCATACGAGCCAATTGCGAGCCTCGCCCAAATAATTGTTTAGCTTGCGATACGTTTAACACACGCACCGCTTGTCCTGCAGTTGCACTACCTGAAGATAATTTAGTCCCCAACATAAGCACCTTATGCAACATTGCAGGTGTGCCTGAGGTTGCTTTGCTGTTATCAAATTCGATATACGCTAACGGCACACGAATTGCATTTGGAATTTCGTTGTAAGAAATAGCCATTATTTCTCTCCTTTACGAGATTTTGGTTCAACGATTTCAACATCGCCATTTTTTAAATGATTAAGCCAATAGCTTGTACGTGGCTTTTCTTCGCCTGTTTCCGCTAAAGGTTCAAAGGTTTCTGGGTCACGGATAATAAGCCCCTTTTTTGGCTTAAGTTTGAACATTTCTATTCTCCTTGCTTGGGTAAAATCACAGTCAATTGGGTTTTATCATCAACTCGTTTTTCATCTTTTGATTGATTAAACTGGTGGTGATACACAATAAAATCATCAAGTGAGGTTTCATCGGTAGGCTCAGGCAAAGGCTGTAAGGCATCAAAATACATACCATACACCGCCACACCCATTCCGCTTTGTGTGTCAGACCAAAGATTTTGCACAGATTGCAGTTCAAACATTCCACTTGGTGCAATTTGTGTTTGATGAATACCAGCGGTCAATGCTTCCACCACTTGATAAATACCAATGCTGTCTTTTCGCTGACCGTTCAGCACATCACACACCACAAACACGCCCCATTTGGCTATCACGCTGTTTGGGCGAGAGCTTGGTGTTTGCCCAAGCCACGCAATGTAAACAGCGGGTGGATTACGCACTAAACGCATAACAGAACTTTCGTCCCATTGCCCTGGGTGTTCAGCGACTTCTTGCAAATAGTCGCCACAGATTGACTGGATTTTTTCAATCAGTTTTTCTGAGGTTTGTGCCACAATACTCATTAAATAAACCCCTTAGATTTATCACGAGCCCACACCGAACCAGCGGATTCAATCATGGCTGTATTGTCACTTTCTACTGTTTCGCCTTGCTCTGATATACCAAGCGAGATAGTGCCAGCCGCCACTTTTTCTAAATAGCGAATGCTATCCTCATAGTCTTGGCGAGACTGATTTGTGGCACGGTTCTTTTCAAGAAAATAGCGTGCGATATAACAACAATGACGTTCAAGTACGGCTGGTACCTGTCTAAGTGGTAATGAGTAACGTCCTGCAAGATAGCTATCAATGGTTTGAGAGGCATCTTCCAATGCCTCTTGCACTTTTGCCTCATCTAATGTTCTTTCTTTTGTCATGGCAACGGACAAAAGCACATCAGCGGTATAGCGCTTAATTAAACTGTCTTGCGTAGCGTACATTACTTATCAGCTCCATTTTGTGTTGCATTCCACAACGCAATAAGCTCGGCTTTTTTAGCGGATTTGCTAAAATGAACCCCCTGTTCAGTAAGTAACGCTTTAATCTGCTCTACGGTTAAATCATCTGGTAATGCTGTATTACTCGCCCCCTGCGGCGACGAATGATCCGAATGGACTTCGGATAACAACCGTTGTTCAGTCTCTTCAGTTGACTCAGTCGGCATCGGATCTTGCGAACCAAACACCAAACGTGGATCGGCTTTGAATTGCTCAATTTGAGCTTGCGTAACATTCTTAAGTAAGTTAGCCCCCTTGAGCAAACTAACACCAGCACGGCGATAGCCTTCTTTACCCGTCTTATTGAACACCACCACTTGATACAAATTTTCATCTTGCTTATCAGACATCGCATTTTTTCTCCCTTTAAACCCAATTTAAACGCTATTTAAAGTGCGGTAGATAACACCGCACTTTTGAGCTTACAGATAGTCTGCAACGATAAGTTCTAAGCGACCTTTAAATTCGTTATCTACTGTAGCACCGCCTTCCACACGGAATTCACGCTCTAATAACTTCACAGCAGCTTCTTCCAATTGAGGAGGAACCACTAAATGCGTTGGACGAATGCCCAAGCGACGACCACCATCACCCTGTACCGCACGCATCGCCTTAATCGCTTTCCAAAGGTTTTCCGCGGTAAGTTTGCCTTTTACCGCATGTGCCATTTGCCAGAAGCCATAACCCACATTTGCACGAGCATCTACACCATAGGTATAAACATCTTTAATAAAGACTTTTTCCGCACTGTCATCAGTAATTGATGCAGGTGTCGCAGGCTTACGCTCTTGGAAAATAATCGGCTTAAGTGAGCGAGAGCAATCTAATAAATACCAAGCATCAGCCTCAGTAGTTGAAGTGCTATCATCGGTAATATTGCTCACAGATTGAGGACTTGTGCCATCAACATTCGCACCTACAGGGTGGTCTGTATCGAAGAAATATTGCCCGTCATAGCAAGCGGTTTTAAAACCAGCCTTTAATGCACCAAACACCAGTTCATCAGGTAATTCACCTGCAGCACGCCCAAGTTCTTCAATTAACGGGCTATAAACACCTACATTGTCATCTTCAATATCAGTACGCTTAATTTCTACCGCACTTGCAAAGCTCTTATTCACAATCGAATAACCGTGAGATTGAATTGCCGTAATCGCACGATCACCCACCCATTCTTTAAGCCCTGGCATTTGACCAAGCCAGGCATAAGTATTGCTTGCTGTGGTTGATTTCACCGCCGTTGCGATTTTGCTGTATTGACTAGGTGCTTTTGCAAGCCCTTCTTTAAAGTTTTTACCAAAGCCAACAAACAGAGCTTTGACCAGTTCTGGGGTTACATTTGCCATTATTTCGCCTCCAATTCTTTTGCGTAATCTTCTTCAGACATACCAAGTAATTTTGCAGCCTCTTTATCGTGAGCAGACAAGACAGCCACACCATTTTCTGTTTTTTCCACTTTTGCGGTTTGCGTTTGTTGAGCTGAGAGCACCGCAATTTGTGGACGTTGTGCCAGCATTGCAGATAACGCAGCCACGCCTTGTTGCTTACCAAAGCCTTTTAAGTAATCTACTTCCGCTTCTAATGCACGGCCTTCATTGCGTGCTTTTTCGATAACCTGATCTACTTCGGTTTCGTTTGTTTTGGCAGACAGCACCGCCAATTGTTGTACAGTGGCATCGTAAGTGGCTTTCGGCACATATTTGCTTAAATCAACATCTGTGCTTTTCGCACTCAAGGTTGCCACCTGTTCATCGGCAGCGGTTTTATCTGCTTGCAAGGTTTCTAGCGTAGATAAAGCGGATTGCAGTTGCTCATCTGAAGCCTCCGCACCCTCAGCAATATCTACCCCAAGTTTTGCCAACAGTTTTCGCAAAATTTCAGGCATTTGATAATCCTCTTCTGAATCAATAGTTGCCGAAAGCACCGCTAAACGCTGCATACCTGTAACACCTGGATCATTGGTTAGTGCTGCCATTCGGATTTCTAAAGGAATACCGTTTTCGTCGTATGGAAAAACGGCACTTAAAAACGCAAATTCACCTTTTTTAATGTGTTCATAGGCTTTATCAGTCCAGCGAGGTTTAATAAATAAACCTTGACGCTCTTCATCATCAAACCATTTGATTTCATCAGCATTAAACCAACCTGCCGCTAAAACAGCCCCAGCATCTACGCCACGTTTCGCTTTAAAAATCGTTTCGTGTTCGTAATCCACAAGAATGTCTTGTTTTAAAGACCGCACTTTATCAATAAGACGCTGTGCAATCTCGCCATTCAAGAACCAATGAGGAACATCGGTTGGACTACCATCACGAGAGCGAAACTCGCCACTCGGTAAAAGCTGTTGCCAACCGTCTGCTGTGGGATTGATTTGAGCGGTAAGTACCGCTAAAGGTGTTTTTGTCGTTTTCATATCGCCATAATGCGATAAGAAAGAGGGAATGTGAGTTTGTGAAGTTTCAGACCATTAAAAGAGAAAGGAAGTCAGAAAGAAAAGGATAAAAAAGAGAGAAAATTTCCCCAAAAACAGCAAAACAAGAAAATCTAAAACTAAAACATCGTTTAAGGTGCGTTTAAATGCGTTTAAGTGCGTTTAAATTTTTGAATTAGTATCATCATTAGGGTTTATTGTTTTAATCGCTTAGCGAGCCACTGAGAGCCTTATTTAAAATATCTTTAATTTCTTCTACACCAGCATCGCCCAACCCTAAAAATGGACGAGCTTTCATCTTGCTTGTACCTTGCTGATGATATTGCCCATAAGACTCTGCTGCACCGATTACTGCAAAACTATCGCCATAATCAATATTTAAACTCGCCACAAGATCGCCTCGCACTTGCAATATATTACCATCATAACCTCTAGCATGACGATTTAATTTATAACTCGGATTTAAAGCCGCCCATTTTTCCCCTTCGGGAGAGCGCTCATTATCAAAGGCTTTTTCTGTTTCTTGCCATAACACATTGGCAATTTTTCGGGTTAAGCCTTCAGATTTGCCTAAGGCTTTTAATTTTTTAAATTTATCCTGAATAGCCTTGGTTTCAAATTTATATTCTAAATGCATTTGACTTTTTTTCCGACTAGGCGTAAATTTCAACTATCTTAAGGTGTCGTGTGGCGAAATGGTAACGCGGTGTAATCATTAATGATTGCATATATTGTGAGGTTCGACCCCTCACCACGACACCTTGGTATCTAAGGTTTTCCTTTAAGTACTACATATTGCCCTCCTTTTATTGCTTCTAACACATCTTGATAATTTAAGACTTTATATGCATTAATTATCCCATCAGCATTTTCTTTTGGTTTTAACCGTTTTGGATTAATTCTTGGTTCAACCACAATTTTTATCTGTCTATCAGTACTAAAATAAATCAGGTTGTTATGTCCTTCAAACTTATCAAGTAAAACGAGATTTTCTTCTGCAATAATTCGGGATAGTTGAGCATATTGCTCTTTTGTTAAGCCAACTCCACCTTTATGATGCTTTTTACTATTAGCGTGTTCCAAGCTCTTTTCACTCATCACCAACAACATTTCTGCCTGCTTTGTTCCACCTGATAATTCCGCAACCTTTTCTGCAATCTCAGTGGTCATAATACCCGCTGAAATATATCTTGAGCTTGCTCCTCGCTTACCTAAATGAGCCTTGACCCAATTTGCAAAAGCATTGTGACGAGCCTCGCTATTATTAATTGCCTGAATAGTCTGCTGCCGTAATTCTCTATTTTGAACCTGTTGTAATTTTCGTAATACAGCAATATCAGAACCAACAGCAGCTTTACCCACGTTATAATTCCAACCAGCACCCGTCTTAATCGTGCCAGAGCCTGTATTAAACACACTGATTTTAGCGTGGGTTTCTTCCCCTGAAGACTTATCTACCCCCGCTAATGCCCAGTCCGTTTTAATCTTCCCATGGCTATTACTCACTGTTAGCCCTTGGCTTGCTAAATGATATTCACTTAATGCACGCACACGACAACGACAACCCCAATCATTCGGTGGATAAAACCGCTCCCAAATTGGATCATCATAGCGATACACCTTACCATGCAAGGCTAAATGACTTGCTCTCGTACGGCTATCTTTCACTGCTACATATTGCCAATAAGGTTGTTCATCGGCATTTTCCATTTGTGAAGCGTATCTACCTGCGTGATAGGCTGTGATTTTGTTGGTGCGTAAAATCGTGCGTAAACGGCGAGGAGAACCAAGTTGAACTTGCTCCGCATTGCCCTTACTATCAACAACGACTTGTTTACCCCACCAACCTAATTCTTGCAATTTTGGTGTCAGGTTTTTAATAAAATCACGCTCAGAAATCCCTTGCTCAATCGCCTGAACAGTTGCCTGATGCAAGGTTTCTAAAATTTCTGTACGAGTGGCTTTTGCTACCGTAAAAGCCCTTGCATGAGCCTCTTCTAATTGCTCTTGCCAGTTCCATGTAATGTTATAGCCTTTGGCTTTGAGATAATCTACCGCCAATTTTGGCTCAAGACGTAGCACATAGCCCATATCAAGATCATTAACGTCCGCCATTTAAACGCCCCAACAAATCACTGACAAAAATCGCACGAGTAAGTAATTGCTCAAAAGCACTATCATCTAAATCTGCATAAAGTGTCGCAATACGCTCTTGAGCAAATTCATAACCGCACGTTTGCAATGCCTCAACAACAGGCTTTAACATTGGATCAATCACCTCTTGATATTGCTCTGGCGTTGGCTCTAACTCATCAAGCAAGTCATCAGGATCAGGACGTGCAGAAAGCACCGCAAAGCCTTTAGGACTAGCTTTGGCAGATAAAAGTGCAGTAGGGTCTGCTGGCGTTTTACGTTCTAAAATTGGTTCGTTATCAGAGGCAATCGGCACTTGTAATTTATCATGCGCCCATTGTGCAGGGATTTTAAAACCAATATCCACTAGCTTATTTAATCCATCAGCAAAGCTGTTAATATCCTCGCTTTCGGATACATCAAATTCTAAGCGAGGAATGCGGCGTGCATCATTAAAAGACTTACAGTTCAATGCATAGAGTGGATAAATTAAATCTCTGGTTAAAGTCGCTTGTAGGCGTTTTAAATCAGCATCACGCAATTCTGACCGCACTTCATTATGTACATTACCTAAAGCGTTAGTTGAGGTTGCACCATCTGCTTGTGAGGTTAATGTCCCCCCTAAAATCGCCTTAGACATGGATTTTTCAGCCCATTCAATCATTGCCATAAATGATGAACTGTCACCATCAGCTGCATTCTGAAATTCAATCTCCATACCACGAGGAATAATTCCCCCTGCGTTATGTCCAATACTCATTACTGCACGCAAAAGCGTATTCTTCTCTGTTGGCGTTGCTCCTTCAGGATATTTACCCAATCGCATAGGTAAGCCATAAATCTCCAAAAATTCGGCAAAATCTCGTGCTGAATAGTTTTTATAAAGAAACGGCCACACTAATGTTCTTACCAAACCAATGCGAGAAAGATAGCCTGTTTTTGCTTTCGCAATATGCGTAATCCAACCAAATTTTTGTAACTCAATACCTGTAACTGAACCATCACGCAAACGTAAGCTGTTGCGTTGTTCAGTCGGTGTCATAAACCAAGCTGGATCACGCCATTGCACATTACGAATAAGTTTTAGCCCACCAATTAAATTAGGCTCCCATTGAATTTCCTGACAACTAAAACCCTTTAAAATGGCATCTGTGGCATCAAAAATACAATCATCAAACCAAGTGGCATCACGTAAGATTTCATCTAACATTTCCGCATCACGAATTTCTGCTGCACTAGCACTGGTTGGCGGTTGAATTTGCCAATCTACCGTAAGCAAAGCTGAGCGTCTTTTACCTAGCTCTGATTGCAAATGGGCATCTTTTTCTTCCATATCTTCTGCAAGTTCGGCTTGAGCTACTAAATCTCCTAACTCTGCCGCTCTTAAAATATGTGCAGCACGCATAGGCGAAAGTCCAGAAACAGGATGCTCTGAATAATGTTTTTGTAACATTGCCAAACGGCTATCATTTTCCGTTTGCACTTCGTCGTTAAACTTAAATGGATTACCATGAATATCTACGATTCTACTCATCTCTAAACTCCGTCCCAATCTGAATGAAATTGACTAGGTAAATCTTCGTACTCTGTATTGGATTTAAAAAAATTACTGCCAGAGGTTGATTGATGTCGACTAGGTAGGGGAGTAAACTCAATCTCGCCTCCTGTCATATAACTGGCACGCACGGCCATACAATACGCCACCGCACTGTCGCCGTGGCGTTTGCCTGATTTCCCTTGTGAGCGGTTTTTATCAATTTTTGGCACACCGTTAATCACCACAATATGCCCCTGGTCTAAAATAATCTCTTCATCTTGTGGGATACGAATTAAGTCTGCCTCATACAGAGCTTTATATTTTGGCATCCACTCTCGATACCATTTATCATTAAGCTGTACGGTTTCAACCATTGATACCCCATAGCGAATAAGTGCTGCTTCCGCTAAATAGCCACCGTTACCTGTGGCATCAAATGCCGCCCCAATAAAACGAGGGAGATGTTTCAACACAAACAACATAATTTGCCGTTGCTGGTTATAAGGACAATTACGAATTTCAAGGGTGATTTCAATGTGTCGTGCCGTATTTGGCAAACAAGCACACACCGAAAACACACTCAAATCGCCCGTGCGAGCAAAGTCCACACCGAAACTATGACGATAGTCTTTATTGAGGTTTTCTAGGTGGGGCAATACCTCTTTGAGTAACCACTCAAGTGTTGTTACCTCTCGTTCTTCTTCTGTCCAACGCATAAATGCGGTATCACATTCAAAGGCAAGTTTAACCTTTGAATTATCTGCCGCACGATCTACCAATGGACGAGGGATATAACCGCCAGAGCTTTGTTTTGGCACACAAAAATACTCTTCTAGTGCGTCTTCTTCTGTGGCTGTTTCTCGCAACAAGCCTTTTTTCCAAGCATCTTCTAAAGCGGGCGACCATTCTTTTTTACTTACCTGACAAATACGCTGATAAAGCCCCTCATGGCACGCATCATCAAGCGTAATAGTGTGAATAGAATAACTTTTACGCCCCGCTCGGCTATCTTGAATAAGCTGATTAAAGAGGTTGTTCACGCCGTTGTGAGTAGAAATCAACCGCACTTTTGCACCCCACATCGTAAGAGCAAGAGCAGCTTTCAGCACTTCGGCGAGTTTCTCGTGGAAAGCCGCTTCATCAATACAAACCACCCCTTGCATACCACGCAAGTTTTTCGGGTTGCTAGATAACGCTTTAATTTTAAAGCCCGAAGCAAAATAGATAACGTAGGTCAGAATGTCTTTATCTTCATCATTGAAAATTTCCTCTTGAATTTGACCACTTGCACGATTGAACTTGCTCGCCCACATTGCACAAGCATCAATAAATTCACGAGCCATTTCTTTGTTTGAGCCGATATAAAACACATCCGAGCCACCTTCAGATTTGGCTCGGCTAGCAATCAGCACATCATCTGCCGCTTCCGCCCAAGTTAAACCTGTTCGACGAGATTTTTCCGCAATTTTGAGTTGGCTATCATCGGCAATCCAGCGTTTTTGATAGCCAAGTAATAACTCATTCGGATCAAAGGGGATAAAATCAGGTAATTTTGCGTTCATTAGGCAATTCCTAAAATTTGTGCCTTAATACTATCTACGGTTTCTTTTGATAGCCCCGCTTGCACCACTGCTTTTTCTGCGGTTTCTGCGGCAAGCTGTGCCACTTCTTTGCGAATGGCTTGCTCACGCTTATAGCTTAGGCTTTCTGCTTGTTCTAGGCGTTGGATAGCTGATGAGAGTAATGCAAGTTGCTTTGGTTCAATTCCACCCTCTTGTTCACCTAGTTTAAGAGATGTTTCAAAAGCAATTTGTTTAACCATTTCCATTAAGGTTTTGCCTATATCGGTTTGTGGCATTTCCCCAAACTGTTTTGTCCAAACTTCAGCTACTTCCCGAGCTTGTCGAATTTTTGCCCCCATTTTTTCCATTCGGCTTGCATAGCGGTTTAGCCCTGTTTTGCTTAATAATGCCGTTTCAGGCAGTCCACAATCTCGGATTAAATCGTTAATTTCTTCTAAAATTTCAGCTTGCGAAAATTGCTTATCACGCAACATCACCGCAAGCTGTGTTTTGATGTTCGGTGGCAGTAAATCAACTTTACTGGCACGCCCTCGGGTTGTTTTTTCTGTCATTTAAACGCTCCTTAAATTTCGTTTAAAAATCGTTTAAATCTTTGGTCTTGGGCGTTTAACGCCATCTACAACCGCTTCGCCATTCGCTACATCAAGTCCACGCTGGGTAATGGTTGCCACCATAAAACCACCACTTAACCGCTCAATACGCACCAAGCCTTGCTCTTCAAGCCAGTTTAAATGATTACGCACTAAATCTCGGCTGATTTTATGCCCATATAACGCTAAACATTCATCTAAAATACTTTCGTTGGCATCATAGCCAGCATCCGCAAGGGAACGTAAAATCACAAGTCGTTGGTCTTGGGTAAAAATATCTTTCATCATTTTTTACTTACTTCCTTTTCAATCAATAACTGTACTTGGTGTGCTAAGCCTTTTACTTCAGTTCGTAAAGCTTGGGTTTCGCCTTTCATCTCGACTACCGCAATGCGCAAATCGGTCACATCTTTCGCGCTTGGCAAATGCAATAACTCATTATCAATCTCATCGACCCGATGATTAGTTTTATTGACCTCTTCACGCAATGCCGAAAAATCACTTTTTTTCACATAGCGACTATCCATCTTGAGCCAAAAGACAGAGGCCAATAAGCCTGCAAGGGTTAAAATAATGCCCCAGTGGGCTTTTAAAATCGTTAAAATATCCATCATTTTTCTGCTATTTCCTGACAATGTACGCAACGAGTGCAATAGGGCACAGCCTTAATACGAGCAAGTGGGATTTCAATACCGCAATCAATACAATCTCTGCCGATGATTGCAGCTGAAGTTTGAGGTCTAAATTTTGATAAAAAATCCGTCATCATGCGCTCTTCACGCTCTTGTGTAATATCTGCAATATCGCTCATTTTTCCTTCTTATCCCTGTCACTACAGACTTTCTCATAAATTACATTATGATTTAGCACTTGCCGTTTCGTTTCTTCCGTGTCCTTACGGCTTGGATAAATCAAACCAAAGGCTGAACACTCACTCGTTGCGGAAATAATTGGCTGACTGCAAGCGCTCATCAACATCACTAGCAGACAAAGTGCGGTGATTTTCTTCCACTTTTTGTTTGGTTTTTGCATTTTTTAACTCCATCGATAAACGTGCTTTATCTGCTTTCTCTTGTTCAATTTGCTGTTCTTGTTGTTGGATTTTGCGTTGCTGAAAACGCACAACTACTAACAAAACTGCAATAATCAGCATAATAGCAACGCCTGCTTGTAAACTATTGATCATCGTTTAACTCCCTCTTGGTATGGTATTCATAGCGATTGCCTCGCATGGCATTAGCAAAGCCTTTAGTCGCCACACCACCACCACAAAAAATAGCAAAGGTCATAAATAATTCTGGGGTGTAAGAGCGGTCTAAATAAACGCAATAACCTAAAATAAACGCCATTAACAACGCTCCGAAAAACTGGATAAAAGCGGTGGTTGATAAGCGACCGTTGTCGTTGGTTATTAATTCTGAAATTCTCATTAGTTCTCCTACGGACACCAGCGTGGTGTCCCTACATATCATTTATTGAAATAAATGGTTGTGGTTGATGATTTCTTCACTATCCAACCATTCCCACACATCAAAACAAGGGCAGGCTTTAAGCCACTCATTAGGGGTGATTGAGCCGTCGCCATTGAGATCAGGTGATAAATCTCTGTGTCCATAAATTTTGGCTTTGGGGTGTTGGCTCTCTAATTGACGGAGTAAATTGTGCAAGGCGTGCCACTGTGCTTCGGTGTATTCGCCATGGTTTTTACCCTTTTCAGTAATGCCGCCCACCAAGCAAATTCCCACTGAGTTACGGTTATGCCCTTTGACGTGTGCCCCAATCTCACCTACTTTGCGACCCGTTTCAACAGTGCCGTCGGTATCAATCACAAAGTGATAACCAATACGGCTGTAGCCACGATCTTTATGCCAACCATCAATCACTTGAGCTGCACTTTGATTATTTGTTTTAAGGGATTTCCCATTGCGAGTTGCGGAGCAGTGGATTACGATTTTTAGGATAGGTAAAGACATAAAAAAACTCCCTGATATTTATCTCTATCAGGGAGTTTAATTAATACTGGATATTATTGAGTTTGTGATGGTTCAGACCTATTTCTCTGCAAAATCTGTGAATTCGTCTTTGGGTTCTGCTGGTTTAAATGGTTTACCGCCATTCAATGCAGGATCATCAAAGCGAACATAGTAAGAATTGTAAACGCCATTATAATTCTTCGGCGTGTCTAATAATCTGTCTAAGCAACGCCAAGAAGTTTTCTTGGTTGAGTCGATAGTAAAAGCATCACATTTTTTACCATCAACTTGCTTATTTTTTTGAATTGCTGCAATTTTTCCATATAAGAAAGGCTCATTCCAAGCTTTTAAACGATTATTCCAGCCAGCAATAAATAACGTTACGCCAACTTTAACTTTTTCAGGGTGTTCATAAGTTTTTTCAAGGAAAATTGCAGCTCTTTCAGGTGTTTCATTTGCTGGTGGCCATTGTTCTGCATTCGCAAAATGACTAACAAATAATGTGATTGCACATAGGGAAATAAATCGTTTAATATTCATTTAGCACCTCTTTTAATCAAATTTAAACTCAGGCTGATGCCGTTTGCGTTGCAACGCCATCTGTTCACGGATAATAGCATAAATATGCGACTCTGACAGATTATACTTGCGAATTAATTCGGGTACATTATTTCCTTTAAAATCTTTGAAGATCATCACATTTCGCAATGCATCTTTGAGGATATTACCTGTGGGTAAATAAAATGACTGACCACCAAAATAATGTGCCATTACCCCCACCAACTTACAAGAGGTTTGTTTTGCATCAGTTTCTGCAAAGCCTTGTCGCTCTAACTCTGCTTGCATTACCGCAATAATCTCTGTCAATGTACGGGGCCATTTATGCAAAATTTCATCATCTGGAATTTTATCTAGATTATCGAATAGCTGACCAATAATAGAGTGATCATCTGCAAATAAATCGTTTTGTTGATACATATAACCCCCTTATTCAGGACATAAAATAAGAGGATTATAGAGAGTAGAGTTTAAGAAAGGTAAAAAATTTTTGCGATAGATTTATAGCTATAAATTTAACATATTGATTTAACTATGAAAAATGAACAATTTAGGCAATTAAAAAAGTTTGTTAGAACAATTCTTGATAGCACTCAATTACATTATCATAGCCTATTTTTCGTGGCATTTTTTCCCCTGTTTTACTTTCAATGCGTTCAATTAATACTCGTTTGTGCCAGTTTTTCAAGATTTCAAGCAAACGCCCTGCCTCATATTGCTCAAGACTTTGTACATTTAGCATCAATATATTACGGTTTTTATTGATGATTTTATGCATATAGGCATTTAATGCTCTCTCACTACTATCCTCAATCACATTATCTTGCCCCATAGCAATCCAAACCGCACGGATCTTATTAGTAATATTACTTTTAACCACCGCACTTTCTGTTTTCGGACTATATCCCCTTCTTGACCGCACTTTAAACCCTTTTTGTTCAAGCTCATGTAATACTTTCAACAACTCCACAACAGTCATTTTTGCCGTACTGTTTTTGGCGGTTAGGCGTTCTAGCATACTTCTGTAGCTGTATTCATCCATGTTGAGTTGTTGTTTGGCGATATGAATGAGCTGTATGTATTTTTGCTTGTTGTTCATTGTTGTTGCTCCTCTTTCCATTTTAACCAAACTTGATATTCAGGCGTGTCCTGCACTATATCTGTCCGTCCCATGCGCACAAAGCGATCCACATACTGAATATCATCAATACGCTTATCTTCTTGCGCTTTGGCTTGCTGGGCTTGGCTTTGTATTTCTTCTTCGTTTTGCTCATTTCGCACTACGGTAAACAGTGGTTTAGCACTTTCATACACTTGTTTTAAGTAATTATGATTGCTCAAAGGGGCGGTATTTTGCTTGTCTCTGCGTTTTTTCATCACGCTGTTTGCCGTTTCGCTTAGTGCGTGGGCAAGTAGTGGACTTGGTTTGTAAAGCGCTAACACCTCTTGCATTAATTTTAATGCTCGGCTGTTAGAGAGGGCGGATTTTTCAGGGCGAAAAAGGGCAATATAACTCACAATAGCTCGTGCGTTATTACCTTTTAACTGGGTTAAAATGGTTAAAATTTCACGCCCTGCATCACCCTCTAACAGTTGGTCTAAATGTATGTCGCTATGACATACAGGACAACGACATAGCTT